ATGAACGAAGATATGACAAGACTTGAATTACTTACTTTATTGTTATCAATCAAAGCATTGCTTGACAGTGATAACATTGATAAAGCAAAAGAGTTAATCGATGAAGTAATTGCCGAGGCAAAAAGAAAAGGCTCTGACAATTAAGTCAGAGCAATAACATAGATGATAGAGGGCGGTACTTGCCACCGTCCTTTATCAAAATAATAATAACATATTTATATTTAAATGGCAAGAGAAAGGAAGTTATTTTACGGCTTATATTAAAAAAACAGATAACCCCAAAATGGGTAGACCAAGCGCAAATCTTACTTATGATATAAAAGTGAGAGTTGATGATAAATTAAATACTAAAATTGAAAAATATGCAATCAAATGCAATCTTTCAAAAGCAGCTGCAATAAGAGAGATTTTATCATCATTTTTTGCACAAAAAAATTAAAAAAAGAAATAACGGCAACTGTCCACCGACCAAAGCGAGTAGTTACCGTTACTGTATGACAGAGATAACTCTATCTTAGTGAATTATATCATTTTGAGTTACTTCTGTCAATTACAAAGTTATTTTGATAGGAGTATATTTTTATGTTACAGATTAAAACTAACAACAATACAATCGAGATTTACACCCCTTTTAATCGTGATTTTACTGACGAGTTAAAAAATGCTATAGGCGGACGCAAATGGGATTCAAGCAAAAAATGTTGGACCGCTCCTCCCTCGTCAGTTGACGAGGTCAGAGAATTAATGGTAAAACATTTTGGTGAGAGCGATATAAGTTCGGTCGAAAAAGTTGATGTTAAGATTTGTGTAAATAATTCTTTGGTTTCAAACACTCTGTCTGTTGCAATATTTGGCAAAACTATTGCTAAAGCTTACGGACGAGATACCGTTGCACCATTACCGGCAGGTGTTAGTTATTTGTCTGGTTCATACGGTTCTGGTGGTTCAGCAAAACATCCGCATGTTGTTGTAAACAAAGGCTCTGTCATTATGTTACACGATGTGCCAGTGTCTGCAATAAAAAATTGTCCATCTGAGATAACTTACGAGATAGTCAAACGGCAATCAAAGATAGATGCACTCAAGGCAGAAAAAGTTAAATTACTTGCAAGACTTGATGAAATTAACAAGGAGCTTGCAGAAGTATGACAGTCGCAATATATATTAGAGTTTCGACAACAAGACAAGCAGAGGAAGGCTTTTCGCTTGCAGCACAGCAAAAGGTCCTTGTAGACTATTGCAAGCAGCATAAATATATAATTCATCAAATATATGCTGACGAAGGTATCAGCGGTAAAGATGTGCAGCATCGTGACGCTTTTAAGACAATGTTGCAGGACGCTAAAGAACGAAAATTTCAAGCGGTGCTCGTGTGGAAATTAACAAGATTTACACGCTCTGTTAGAGATTTAATTAACACTTGTGATGAGCTTGAGTTGTATAATGTAGCGTTAATGAGCTATTCTGAATCATTTGACACATCGACTCCGTCGGGCAGACTTATGCGAAATCTGCTGGGTGTAATTGCTCAATGGGAGCGAGAAATCATTGAGAAAGATTTGGTTATCAATGCATATGAAAGTAAAGTAGTACAGCATATTTTTGAATTGTATATAAAAAAGCAGAGCCTCTCCGCTGTTGCACGACAACTCAACAGCGAGGGATATAAGAGTAAGTGCGGTAATGACTATACTCCGCAATCTGTTTTAGTTATTCTATCAAACTGTACTTATTGCGGCTACAATCGTAGTAAAGGAAAACTTTTTAAGGGCAATCAGAAAATAATAATTAATGTTGAAACTTTCAATTTTACACAAAAAATTATTGCTTCAAATAGTCGAGGACGAAAGCGTAAGAAAAAATTAATACTTTTAGACTAAAAAACAAATTCCGCTGCAGTTTTTAACAACTGCAGCGGAATTATTTTTGCGCTTTTCTGTTTCCATTTTCCTCAATTATGAGATTTTTGCCTGTTTTTTTGATTCTGTTCGGCCTGTATTCGAGAATATCTGATACATTACAATCTAATACTTCGCATATCCTGTCTAAGTGTTCTAAATTGATTCTGTCACACATCTCGTTGTAAATGTCGCAAATTGTTGACGGTCTAATACCTGTTTTTCGTGCAAGTTCCGCTTGCGACATTCTGTATGTTCCCAAAATTGTAGATAAATGAATTTTAATCATAATAACGCCCCAAAAGATATTATATCCTAAAGCGTTATTATTTTATAATAATTGTTAGTTCGTAACAAAATTCGTTATAATTAATTCTTTGAATTCTTCACGATTTCCGCTTGTCGCAGACAAAAGATTATGTCTGCTTATGCCTTTTATGTAATAATCTTTGTATAGATTTCTGATGAACTCGCAATCGTTATAAGACAAAATAAAGCGACCTTTTATTTTATTCAAAACTTGATTTAATCGCAAATGGTCTTTTTTATTGAAATTACAATAATTACGATTGTAGTAGCGTTCAGACTTTACATAAGGCGGATCAATGTAAAATACAGCGCCAGAGCGGTCATATGTTTTTATAAGGTTTTCAAAATCTCTGTTTTCGATTATAACTGATTTTAGCCTTTCTTTGTATGTTGGTAACTCATCAATAATATTGCATATTGATTTTGTATCAGTAGCAAACGAGTTTCGATTGCTGCCGAAGCTGCATTTAATAAGATACAGGTAACGAGCCGCTCTCTGTAAATCAGAAAGTTTAATTTGATTTTCAATTTCATAACGATACTGATTAAATAATTCTCGTGATTGTAACCAATCTATTTCTGCTTGCAATTCAGAGCAATTATATTTGATTTGCTTATACAAGTTGATTAAATCTCCGTCAACATCATTGAAAACTTCCATCTGACCCTTGACTTTTTCTTTGCCAAACAATACCCAACCTGCACCGCCACACACCTCGATGTAACGGCTACAGTCTGTCGGTATAAGTGATATTATTTGATTTTTTAGACGACTTTTTCCGCCTATCCAACCAATAAAACTTTTCATTGTTTTACCTCCGTAATAATTATTTTATGGGGCGTTATTACGGTGGTAACGCATTATTTATTCTGCCTCGGGCAAACCTGCAACACTCGTCAACAGCGAAAGAACTCCCGAAAGTGCACTTGCCGAGGCGACCGCTATCCAATTCACATCGCTTAACACGGCAGATACACCGATAACCGAAATTGCAGTTTGAGCAACGGTTTTTACTGCTCTTACGCCTGCGCATTTTGCCCACGATTTCCAATTTGTAATTTTTTTCATATTATTACCTCCTTATTTTTGCTCAAGGTCTGCAATTCTGTGATTTGCGACTTTGATTTCTTCGTCTGCAACAGCTGAATTTTTTTCAAGATTAAACACTCGCTCTTGTAAATGATTGTATTTATCTTGCTTTTGCTCAAGTTTATCTATACGATACACTATAAGAGATTTAGTGTTTTCATTGTCCGCTTTGAGCTTTTTACGATTTGAAGCATTAATGAGAAGTTGACATATAATGCTACTGCTTGCAATGATTAATGATGTAATTATTTCTGTTGACATACTACACCTCGTTAAGTTAAAGTAAGCTCAATACGGTCAATAGCCTTGCCCTTTGTTCCTGCGTAGCCGTCCTGCTTACTGTCTTTTTCGTCATCGTGCTGCCAATCGTAATAGTCTTCATTAACTGCAGAAACTCTGTATGTAGCCTTATAGTAGCTGCCGTGTGCGGATTTAACATCAGCAGGAGTTGTATAATGAATCTGTACAGCATCAATATCCATTCCGAGAATACCGGCATAGCCGTTTACATCATCATTAAGATTAAAACCTGTAACCCAGCTAAGCCAGTGACCGTCTTTAATATGCACTCTGTACTTAATCTTACCTTTTGTTACTTTGATTGCAAGACCGCTGATTGCCTCACCGACAATACCTGCAAAGTCAGACAATCCTTTCACCGTTGGCAACCACTCGCCATCTGCAAAAACGCAATACTCAATAGTTGGCTTTACATCTGCGTTAGTTTTTTCTTGCTCAGATGTTTCGCTACTTGTATCCAGCTTATTCAAAAACTGTTCTCTCCATAGCTTGTCTTTAGCAGCTGAACCGCACCAAAACCCCGGGCAGATTTTGCCGTTTGCGTCATAATGACGAATTACTCTGTCTTTTTTGATGTTATACTTTTTCATAAGTCGTTGAGTAAGTAAGATTACATTTTCAAGTGTCTTGCCTGTGCATTCTGTTGTTGAACCTGCAATTTCAATTCCGATTGAGCGACAATTAATATTCCAGTCACCTGCGTGCCACGCAATGTTTTTATCTGCAACAGAACGCACAACAGTTGTATCATCAACAAAATAATGTGCAGATGTTTCAACTACATTATTCTTAAAGTAGTTACCGTTGTTTTCTGCTGTGTCGCCGTTGTTGCCTGTGTAATGAATAACAAGTGTATCAATTTCCGAAGATTTTCTGTTGCTCTCTGTGAAATTACCTTTATTGCACCATATTTCTTTAAATTTATACGACATATTTATACCTCCCATACCGCCATAATAGCATTATAATATTCTTCCGAAAGCTGTTCTTTTAAGATTGTTCTCAGCATCTGCCATAGTCATTCTCCTTTATTTAGATATTTAAATTTTCAACAACTGTCCAGTCACATTTCGTCGCAGGAGCAGCATACAGCTTTTTAACTTCAGATATGTTGATGCAGCGGTCAATAGTCAAGATGTTTGGCGTGTCGGAATATTCGCCTTTTAGCGTTCTTACCTGGATTTCAGTATTATCAAAGTCACAATTGCGAATCGTAATGCTTGCGCCTGTTTTAATTGGCAATCCGAAATCGCTATTGTCGGCGTTGTCGTGGTTCTGATAACCTATCGTGCAATGCGTAGGTATTATTTTACAATTTTCAATTAAGCCGACTTCGCCAAAGCTATGACCGCAACCAAAAACTGGCACTGTTGTTTTATCGGCATAATCTACGCAATCAGCACGACCGCCCCACTTAAAAATACAATTTGCCACAACCCATTCGGTTGCGTAGCCTGTTCCACCACTCTCAAGGTGTATGCCATACCTGATATTTTTACAATCAAATGTAAAACCTTTGATGTGAGTATGGACATTCAAATCAAGATGGAACGGACATTTTTTGATTATATCCTCAGACTTCAAAGTAGACTTATCAAACCCTATCGCACCGTCCCATTTGATTACAGTAGCCGCAGGATTGTATATGTTTTCGGACTCATAGTAAACATAGTCTTTAGTCATTACTCCTCTGTAACCTACAAGTCCCACATCAGACAAACCTGCGAATTTATCTTGCATATCTGTATATGTGCCAGCCATGACGACGATCGTGTAACGATTTCGGTAGCTATTATCCGAAATGCTGTCATTAGCAGACAGAATAGAATTGAACTTCGTAACCCCAAACCCCTCAGTGGTTTCATTGTAATCGTTTGAAACATACAAATAATGCATTGTGTGATCAGGGGCTTGATACAGCTCAGGTTTAATATTAGACTTTATCAAGTCAGGGTTAGAATAAGCTGTACGCTTATTGTTCTGTTCAAGTTGAAGATTACAACTGTTGTCAACAAGTCTATTTGTAGCAACCGCAATTTTAATCGAATTTACGGTTACATTTTCTGTCGCTGTATAAGTAGCAACTGCATTCTTGAAAGCACTTACTTCTGATAAGAGCCACGATGAGCTGATAGATGTCTGTTCGTTCGCAGGATAAAATACACAACCGCTGTTTGTAATATTAGCAAAATTCTGCAAAGACAAGCAATACGCTTTGCCTTGCTCAAGAGTAACCGCACGCTTGAGCTTGAGATAGAAATTAACCGCAGCGGTAGATGTGCCGCTTAAGCTAATTTTGTTGTTCCTGACTGCAATGGTAACTCCGTTTGCCGTCTGCTCTGTGTCCTCAAGCGATGTGAGATTAATGCTCGTAGTTATGTCAAGCAATGAATCTTTGCTGACTTTTTCATCAAGTGCTTTTGCTGTTTCGGTTTTAGCACTCTCTATCGAATTATTGACAGCAACAAATCTGTTGCTCAAATTCTCATATGTTCCACGAGCGTCATACACTTCTTTAACTGTTTCAGCGATAGTTCCATATGTTTTCTCTGAAATTTTAGCGCTATCAGCGATAGAAGATGTCACTTGAATCTTGAGCGGAATAGGTGTATTTACAATCACTGTTCCGTCTTTTACAATGTTAAGTTCTATGCTGAGATATCCATATCTGCCATTGAAATTCTCGAGTGGAATAGTAACTATATTGTTTGTGACTGTGCAATCAACTGCATTATTGACTAAAACATCATCAATAACAAAAATAGCAGTAACTGTGCAACCGCTTATATCGAGTTTTTCTCCGCTTGCAATTATCGTTACATCAAGATATCTTGTCTTTTTGTCATTAATATTGACAATACCTGCAATTCGCTGCTCATTGCGACTGTTGATGTCAATTGTAGCAGGAATATGTTTAAATTCCATTATCTTATAAACCTCCTTTTGATTTTTAAAAAATCAGAAATCTTGAGATTAACTTCTCCTATTCCGATTTCTGTATATTTTTCACTTATGCTGTCATATACAGTTTTTGTGATTTTACTTTCAATTTCTGAACCGTCTTTATGCAACACTATTACTTTGTCGCATAGCCCACAATCTTTTAAATTTGCAAGTTCCGATTCAAGCGTTACAGTAATATTAACATATTCAGTAACTTGTTCAGTATTTTTTAAATATTCTTCAGCTGCATCTTTAAGCATATTCCTAACATCGTTATATCCCAAACCTGTTTGAGGATTTACTTTTGTTTTTGTAATTTTACTTGTGCAATCAAATAGATATGTCTTTTTAAAAACTGCCTTCAAATTAGTTGTGTAAAGTTCTGTTGCAGTTACTGTAACTTCTTTACCATCTGTTGTTTCGCAACGAGCATATGGCATAATGTGTGTATAATATTCATTGATTGAATTAATTTGTTTAAATTCTGATATATTTGAGCCAAAGATAAGTCTATGAGTGCCTTTACCTCTGCTTGAAAGCAGATTGACTGTAAAGTTATTACACCACAATTCTGCTTTAAAAACTGATGTCAAACCTTCTTCGTCGTTAAGTAAAATATTCTCAAATGTTTCTGCCGAGTTAAACCCGAGTGAAAATTCTTTTTTGAATCTAATATTAGATGAGAAATTAAACCAACTGTAAGGAATATTTTTGTACCATACTTCATATTGAAGATTAGAAATAATTGAAGCAGGATCATCATCTTTTGAATAATTAAAATACATAGGTACGGTACCGTTTTGAAAGAATAATCTTGATATATGACTTCCTGATACAGTCATATCGCCATATTTATCAATTTCTATTTTTTCAATATAGAATACCTGTGGTCCATCTTGTGAATTAGCTTTTGCTTTTATGTAAGCACCATTTTTGACTTTATCAATTAATCTATCTGTACTTTTAATCTTTGCTTCAAATGTATATATGCCATTGCGTTCTTCTGTTACTAAAAATTCAGTACATTCAGTAATAAATCCGTAGCCGTTAGTGTTAAATGATTCTGTAGAATTTTGAAGACTGTCATAAAGCAGAGGATACATTATAATCGCCTCCACCGTGGTATAATTTCAATTGTATTGAAAGCATTACTTTTTTGAGATAGCAATTTAATTGTATTCCAACCAGGGTGTAGCTTTGGAAAATAATTACTTGCAATGTAATTATTCATATCTGACAATCCACAGTAAGCTGAATGTAGTTCTGAATCAAGTTCAACAATGCTTTCACCGCTTGAAAAAACAGTTTTTATTTGCATAAGTGTGTTATTAATTTCTAATGATACATCTTGATTGTAAGACAATTTTATATATGGTGCAGAATCAAATTTTTCAGGATTATAAATATTGATTTCTGCTGTGGATGATGCGGGTAAGTTATACATTATAGCTTTCTGCCCTTCGTCACTATACCAAAAAGGTTGTCTTGAAAAATTTAAAATTGTTGATACACATTTATCTGCTTTATATTCTATTTTATCAATACTCTTACAAATTGCTTTTGTGAAATAGCCATTATTATATGTATCTCGCAATTCTTTGTACGTGCAATCAAAAGTTGCAAATTCTTCTGCAAGCATATGTATAAGAGTTTGAGTATTGTTATATACAAGCCACGGAAGACTGTTGATTTCATACGATACATCTATATTTTCGTAATAACCGTTATCGCTGATTATTCCACCGTCTTTGCCATAAATGTCGACAATATCAAATTTGCGGTTTGCTATTTGATAAAAAGGTGTGTTGGCTATACAAAAACCAAGTTTGCGTAAGCTTGTACCGTTGTATTCTAAATTATGCATAAATTTACCTCTTTAACATTCATTGCTAAGTGTGTCTATAATTGCATTTGAAACACGCTCATTGAAATTATCAATATCTAAGTCCGTATTTATGTTTACATCACCGTAGTAATTTAATTCAACCTTTGGAGAGTTTGTTACTACTTTATTTGTACTTCTTGATGCAATAGCATTATCTAAATTTTTGATGTTATTAAATTTATCATTTAACATATCAATATAGCTAACAGGTTTTTCAAAATCAAAGCTACCAAGCATAGAACTTGCAAGATTTTCTGTGCTTAGTTTTACTTTGTTTTTATTGTCATTGATACCTATTACTAAACCTTCTGTAAAATAACTGCCTATTTTTTTAGCCTCTCTCGACGGAGAATTAATGCCAAGAATTTTTTTTACTGCACCAAGTGCAAGTCCGCCTATGCCTGTAGCTGTGCTCCATACATTCTTAATAGCATCGCCCAACGAAATACCATTAATAAAACCTTGAACAAAATTATTACCTGTGTTGAACAGAGATATACTTCTAACACCACTGCGAGTGCTTTTACCAATTCTTACTCCAGCTTCTCTTGCAACGCCACTGTTTCCGTCAATACCTGATGCGTAATCGTTAACACTTTTGCTGCCTATTTTGACTCTTTCATGTTGGTCACTTGCAAAACCGGACGAACCTTTTTTTGATACTTTATTGGCTGATTCATATACTGTTACAGAATTTTTATCAATACCATCAGCTACATTACTCGTTGCTTTTTCTCCTGTTTCAAGCGAATTTTGACAATATTTATTATATTCATCTTCTGCTGCTTGTAAAAGTAATTGCATATTAGTAAGATCGTCAGCAGTATAGTAATCTGTTTTTCCTTCTGCAATTGCTTGTTGAATTTCAGTAAATCTCATACGATAGTTTACGCATTGTTGCTTAAGTGTTTCTTCTGTTCCTGATTTTGCAGTTATAAAATCATTTTGAATTTTTCTTAGTGCATCTGAAGTATTTTCTTCATTTTCATTTAAAATTGCAGTTTGTAGATTTTCGTAATTATCTATAGTTGTAAGATATTCTTGCAAAGTCTTCTTTGAAGTTTCTAACTCTTTCTTTTTTTCTTGTTCAAATTTTTTTGCTGAATCTAATTCTTTTTTGCCTTGATCAACTTTAGCGCTAAGACCAATGATTTTTGACATTATAGGTCCTTTTTCTTTTGCTCTTTTTAGCTGTTGCTCTAAAGTCATTAACTCTGTTACATCTTTATTGTATTCAGTTTGTACTTTTGATGTACCCCTTTGAGCACTTTCATAAGCTGCTTGAGCACTTTCTACATTATTTTGTGCTTCGCTTTTGTTTGTAACAGCTTCATTGTAATTTGATTCATATGCAGATAGAATATTGTTAGCTTTTTTCTTGTCGATAACTTCCTGAATAGTGTCTCTAAGTTCTTTGTAGTTTTCTATAACATTGTCATTCAATGTTATTTCTGTTCCGGTTAAATCCCCAAGCTTTGTAGTGATGAATTTTGCTCTGTCTTCGTAGCCCTCATTTACTTTACCGTTTTCATCAACTATTTTTTTAAGTTCTTCCCATAAGTTATCATAATATTGATTTTCGCTTGTTGCTTTATTTACGGATTCGTTTCGTTTATCAATAAAATTTTGATAACTGTCTGTAAGTTCTTTGTTTTTTTCTTTTGCAGTGTCTATTTTCTCTTGCCATTCGTCTAATTTTTGTGAGTTATCTTGACTTGCTTCGCTCCAAGCATAGATAGTGCCTATGAGTGTTGTCACTATTGATACTACAGCACCGATAGCATTAGCTTTTTGTGCAAGATTTAAGCCCTCTTGAGCTAAAGCAGCCCCTTCAGTAGCTGTTTTTAACACTTTATAAGAATTAACAAGCTGTGATACAGCTGTATATAATGCTGAAACTTTCTTGCCTGCCCAAATACCTGCTGTAAGTGAGCCGACTGTTTCCAAAACTGGAATAATCTTATCTGTATGCTTGGAGGTAAAATCACAAAGCTTTTTTACTTCGGGAAAAAGAGATTTGCCGATAGGATTAATAACATCTGTTTTTATCGTTCTTCCGAGGCTTTCCCAATCCGACTCGACATCATCGTATTTAATGTCTTTGATTTTTTGCATTGAACCTTCGACATCTTTATAGCTGTCATTAACATCACCGAGAGAAGTTATAACTTTCAGCGCATTATCTTCACCGAGGCTCGACCACACATTTGAGGCTGTTGTTAGCGCCTCTTGGTCTGTTTTTGCGTTCTTTAAATCTTTTATTACAGAATAGAAAACATCCGCAGCGGTTGCTTTGCCGTCTTTCCATTTATTGAACAATGTTGCAGTGTCTTCTGAAAAACTGCCGAGATTTTCTTCGATTCTGCCGTCAGATAATGATATTGTGAACTCTTTTACAAAGTCATTAACTTTGTCGAGATTATAAGCACCGTTTTTTGTACCGTTTTCAAGAATACTGAAAGTTTGTTCAGCCGAAAAACCTGCTTGTCCCCATATCTGAGAGTATTCAGCAAGGTTGTCTGCAAGTTCTCCACTATAATTCAAGCCGTTTTGAGCACCTTTTACGATTAAATCGAACGCATCTTCGGCAGAAAGTCCCATATTAGTGACTAATCCGTTTATACCTCTTAATGTTTCATTTATATCAAAACCGTCAAAAGTATCTTGCAGAGTATATAGGTTTTCTGCCATTTCTTTAAGCTTGCTCGGGTCTGTTTCACTCGTAACCTGCTTAATTTTTGCAAGAGTATCGGCGATTTCTTCTTGCGATTCGCCAAAGTTATCTTTGTATATGTCATTAATTACACTTTTGTACTTGAGCAGTTCGTCTTTGGTTAAGCCTGTTTGTGCCTGTAATGAATTGAGAGCTTTCTTTTCGCTGTTAGCACTTGTTATTGCTGCAACAGCAGAACCGCCGATTGTACCCACAGCAACGCCAATTCCTGCCGCTGTGTCAGAGATAACATCTTTAAGATTTGAAGCTGAGCTTTTTACATCGTCAAGCTCTTTTTTGAATTTGCTTAAGTTAGTATTGTTGCTTTTGTCTTCAAGTTCTTTAGCAGCTGCTTCCGTGTCCTCAAGTTGCTTTTTAAAGTTTTCAAGCTGATTTTTAGTTTTTTCAACTTCACGCTGATATGCTCTAAACTGATCCGCAGATATTTCGCCGTTTTTAGCTTGTTCTTCAACTTGCTCTTTAACTTCATTAAGCTCTTGGAGAGCAGATGTACTGCTTTTAATCTGTTCACGCAGAACATCTTGCTTTTGCGTGAGCAAGACTGTATTGTCAGGGTCAAATTTAAGCTGACTGTTAATAGTTTTCAATTCCGCTTGCAATGAGCGTGAAGAGGATTGTATATTCTTCAACGCTTTTTGCAAGTCCGTTGTTTCGCCTGCAATTTTAACTGTAATACCTTTAATAGTTGACGCCATATATATCCTCCAATCTTTTGTAATCACTCATCCATTCAGAATATTGCTGATAAGTAATATTTCCGCTGTTGTATTTTTCTTCAACGAATGGCAACACTGATTTAAGTTTCAAGTATTTTTCTTCATCAGCGTGTATGTTCTGATTGTTTTTGAGCTTGTAGTAAGTATCAATGTAATCCAAAATAAAACCAATCGAAAAAATTTTTATATCAGCGACAGTCAGACCGCATTTGACGGCATAGGATAAAATCTCCTGTGCCGTCATTTGTACTCTCAGACTGCTGCCGCTGTTGCTTTTTTTGAGCTGGTTTTCAGTGATTCTACAATGAGGTCAACAAGGGGCTGTGCTGTTGATATTACTTCTCCAATGCTATACTGCTTTGAAAATTCTTTGATTGGTTTTATTGTATCGTCTGCAGATTTAGCCGCTGCCCATAAAATGCGCACAGTTGAGCTGTACTGTACTTTATTTGGATTAGCTGTCAACATATCGACATCTCTTAAAAAACTGCGATTCTTGAAATTGTCTTCGTAAATAAGCATAGTATATGCAGACACTTCAACTTCAAGCTCTTTCTCACCGACTTTAATTGTTTTATTCATTATACTTCTCCTTTTACTGTTGGAGTTACTACCGATTCAGGTAATGTGTCTTCATACGATGTGTATCTTACAAAGTCATTGTCCGGGCGAGGTTTTGAGGTGATTGTAAATGTCGGAAACTGCGGATCAAAGTTACCCTCTGATGTCTTATCGTTGCGTGTGGCTCTTGTAGATGCAACGCAGTCGAAGTATGTGTCAATTTCATAGAGTTTGTCGCTGTCATAACGCTCTTTAGCAACAAGCAAAGCAAAGCGAGGTAATACGCTGATTCCGCCTTTTTCAATAAATCCACCTTCGGTTGCCTCAGCATTGCCGTACCAGTCCTTTTCGATGTCATCAACGATAGCAATAAGCTCAAGACTGATGTTGTAACCTGCATTGTTATTTGCAACTATAACAGGCAAACCGTCTGCATATACGGTAGTTGATTCACCGCTTGGTTCTGCACCTACTGTTCTGCCGCCGGCTTTGTCAGACTTAAACCACTTTACTTTGTCATATGTAATTTTGCCTTCTGTTGTTTCTGTAAGCATAGCATAGCCTACTTTTGCGATTGTTTTGTTCATAAGATAATCTCCTTTGTTATTTTCTTTTGATTCCTCCACCCATTGCCTTTGAAGAGAGAATTAGTTTTTTAACTTCGTTTTCAAATTCTTTGTGAATTTGCTCGCTTGCAGGAGCAATGTGCACTTTTGGCATTACAGTTCCGCCTTTTCTACTTGCGTGAGGTTTTTCGAGCAAGTGTGTAAGCCTGTATTCTTTGCCTGAGGCAAAGACCGTCTTTTCATAGTAAGCATTAAGTTCGTTTGTAACTTTTACTTTGAACGACCTGCGATATTTTTTCCTTTTGCCAACAGGTGCTGCTTTTTTAATTGCTTCTTTAAGCTCATCTGCTTTAGTATCAACAAGATGTATAACACCCATTTGTATGTCTGCCGTATATCCTGCAACTTCACGAGATATAGTTTCGCCGATTCTGTCGATACCGCATTTTTTGTTGCTCATATTTTGTAATCAACTCTTACTTCATAATATGATACACACATTTTTTCTGCCGCAATCCATGCTCGATTAGTCTTTTTCCAAACAAGATTGTTCTTATTAAGCCATTCTGCAAATTTTTCCTCACTTGTATGATCGGTCCTGTCTGTATATAGCTCAATATCAATCTTACTATATAAAGTAAAAATAACTTTTCCGTCTGCATATACATTTTTATCTTCATCTTTGAAATATGCAATAAACGGAGTTTCAACCGGCTTGCTAAAATCAGCCTCAGCAACTTTGAAGTTACAAGTTTCAAGTAAGTCGACAAAATCATCATAATTTTTAAAAGTCATTTGCTTTCTCCTTGTATAAGCCTCTCTGAGATAAAGATAAAATAGTGCAAGGCGGATTTTTGCATCTGTCATGCTGAACCTGCTCAATTTTGTATCTTGTGCAGTCAATTACCAAAGCCATATCCGGCTGAATTTTCTCATCACAATGTATATGTATCACTTTTGATAATTCAATATCATTTTGTTTTGCACCGTAATAACGAGTAACTCCAACTTTTTCGTTGCCAAAGCGATACTTTCGTGCTGTGTTAGCAATAATAGTATCGTTTTCGTCTGTATCAAAAACAAAAGCTACACCGTCGTTAAATGTCAAAAACTTAATATCACTTTGAGTCATAAGCTTTTACCTCATATTCTTGCCTTAACATCAAAATATCCGCTGCAAAGTTGTTGTCAAACTGTTCTGTTGCGTTGCTGTAAGCATATCGGCAGTAGTCAAACAACAAACTTCTTGCTCTTGTAGAGCTTATGAAATCCTCATCAGTTAAGGCAGGATGGAAAGAGCGGAGGTGTTGCTTGCCATTTTCAATTATGATATTAATTTTTGATTTTGCGCTATCGTCAGTTTTGATGTGTTCGCTGTCAAAATCAAGCATATTAATCACATCATCAATTAACTGTGCCATAATTCAACACCTCCTGCTTATTATGTTGATGATTTAGAATTGAGAGTAACCTCGATAGCGAGCGGTTCAAGAGCGCTGATATCAAGCTTTAAGAAATCAGTTTCATCATACGAGAAACCCGTTGCATATGTTTTAATTGTATATACACGATTGTCTTCGAGAAACTGGTTCTGATCAGAGTATTCGAGTTTACCGCCTTTACCAGTCGATACGCAGGCTTTGTATTTAGAAAGCTGGCCAAGAGCAGCAGTGCCTACTGCAATCATTTCAGACTGAAATACTCGTGTAGGATAAGGGAAAATGTTGTTTTTATAGCTACCGTCAGTAGCAAGAACTGTAGTTGCAGGAATAACCTTCGTGAGGTAATCAACAGGATTGACAATTAAGTCAACAAACGGCACTGACTTAGTTTTGCCACCTTTGCCTTTTGCAATCTTACCGATCAGAGGCATATATGACTTAATATCGAGTTTTGTAACTTTAGTCGCCGTCTTGTCAGGATATGCACCTGCGGTTACTGAGCCGTTAATATTCTTGAGAATGCCCACAGGCTTGTTCTTGCCGTCACCATTGATAAAACCGTCTTCAAGTCCGTAAGCAAGAGCATCAGCAAGAATTCTGCGAACATAAGCGTCAATGTATGTAGCTCCGAGTTCAAGCATATCCTTTGGAACAGGAATAAATGCTGTAAGCTTTGATGTGGAGAAGTCTTTTTCTTCAATGGTTCCAGCAAGCTCCTGTGCAATCTGAGAATTAAGAGCGCCCCAAGCCGCCATTTGTTTTGTATCAGTTGCAAAAATTGCTTTCACTGAGCCGTAAGTGTTTTCAATATTGATAGCATCAAGAAGTGGATGCTCATTTGAAATGTCTTCGAGAACTGTATCAATTACAGTCTGCGGAATAGTTACATCAAGACCTGCAAGGCTCTGCTTAACATCAACAGCCTTTGAAGCTGTCTTAATGTTATTGTAAAAGCTCTGTTCCGCCGATGTAAGCTGTCTGAAACCCCTTTTGGCGAGAATGGCATTGTCAGCAGTTGCACCTACTTCTGCTGCTGTGTCAATAATAGCCTGCTGAAGACTTGTAGCGTACTGCTCAAATGCAGATGTCATCTTAGCTTCGTCTTTGTCTGTGAACGCTTCCTTCAACTGCTTTGCAAAATTTGTTTTTGCATTGTTAATAAAATCAAGATTTTTCATTTTTAATCTCCTTTATAAATAATTTTTGTTTTTGAAAAATGTTTCAAAAAAATCAAAGCTGTCTTTTTCGTGCTGAGTGGTGTTTGGTTCCTGTGACGGCTTTTTACCGAGCATTTTCGTGAGTTCTGCCGCTGCTTGTTTTGCTTTAGGATTTTTTCTCTGTTCTGCTTGTTCAAGAACTTCTTTTGAATCCGTTAAGTCAACAGGGTCGAGAATTTCATCACACAAGCCGAGTTCGAGCGCCTCCTGTGCAGTAAGGAATGTTTCAGCGTCAAGCAGTGGTTCAAGGGTTTCTCTCGTAAGTTTATCACCTGCGTGTACGAGATAAGAATTAGTGCTTGCTTCGCTGATTTTATCAAGCTGTTCTGCATATTCTCTATGTTCTTTAGCGTTACCGCAACAAGCACCGATAGCGTGATGAATCATCATAGTTGTATTAGACGGCATTATGATTTTATCCGCTGCCATAGCTACTACACTTGCGATTGAACACGCCATACCGTCAATATACGCAGTAACAGGTACATTCTGCCTTTTTAACAGATTGTAAATAGCAACACCTTCGTCAACATAACCACCGATAGAATTGATATACAGTTCAATACTGTTAATAGTTCCTGCTTTATCAATGGCTTTTCGGATATACTCTGCACTTGTAGTTGAACCATAGTAATAACCCCAACAGTCTAAATACCCCGGTTCAATTTCACCGTACAAATAGATTTGCAAGACATTTTCATCCGCAATCTGCTTGATTTTGTAGTTTCTTTCTTTCACTGAGTTTCACCACCTTTCAACACCTCATCTGATGTCTGATAGTTCTTTGTAATGTAATATTTCTGTGCCCATTCTTCTTCGCAAGGCAGCATATTACAATACTTTTGAGCCTTGGCAGGGGAAAGAACACCGCTTGCTATTGATTTGTCGAGATTATTTGCATTGCTTATAGCATCTATATGTTTAACTGTTGTTGTATCAATAAGCATATAATTGCCTTTTAGAAATTCGGAATTACCGAATTTCTTTTTTGTGATTTCCTGCTCGAACATTTGAGCAAGAGGATCTACAGCATTTGCAATAGCACAATCCATAGCATCTGAAAGCATTGATGCTTCACCGCTAAGAATTGCGGGCGGAATGTGAAAAGCGTTTCCTACAGTTGCATATGCTTCTGTTTTTAACTTTTGTATGTCTGTAATTTCGCTGTTTGTAGTTTTACCTGCCTCTGTTGCAGGCTCTGTATACTTCATACCTTTAAATATAGGAATTACAGCGTTTTTTGATTCGTAGTATTTTTTGAACTGTTTACCGAGAATTTCTGAAAATGTTTCGTTAAAATTAGTATCGCCAAAATTAAAATTTTCAAATGTTACAATACCTTTGTGTCCGACGGCTTTATTGTATCGTTCTTGTGCTGACATCATAAGTTGTTCGTATGTTGCACACATTTCGGCTAATAAGCCTCTGAGAGCAAAACTGTTGTACTTTAAATAAATTACTTCACTTTCACTAAAAGTACGCTGATATGTAAAATTTCGGCAAGTTACACTGCTAAATATATCATCATACATTGTGTATTCTGTTTTGCTAAAACTGTCAGCAATAAGCAACTGATTATCTGCAGTTGATATAATTAACAATTCATTTTCAAAAATTAATTTTGAAATCGCTTGCGTTAAAAACTCGACTTTCGTTTGATGTTTGTTCGGTGCATAATTCCATAGATAGTATTCAAGACCTTTGTACTCCTTGTTATCAATTACAGTAACAAATTCGCACTTGGCAATGCTTTTGGCTATAAAATCAATTGCAGTAAACAGTGCAAGCTCTGTTAGCCTAAACCGCTGCTCGGCGGCAGAATAACTGTCATCAAAGCTGTTGTCATTTTCTTGAGGGGCTGCTTTAATTTTTCTGCGAAAAAAACTAAAAATATTCAAAATATCACCACCTTATATGCTGATAGCTTTAAAAAATTTCTCGAAATTGTCTGTTGAAATAGGCTGGCTTTGTCTGAGCAAATCTAATTGTGTGTATGCCGCTACAAAAGCCATAAAGCCGTCTGTTTTTCTTGACTTTGGCTCAATTTTCCCGTAGCTGATATTGCCTTTTTTATCCTCTGTTGCAGATGTATTGTTCGTGTACCAACGCATTAACGCCGAATCACCCCATATGATTTTATGGTTTGCAAAATCAGATGCTATCAGCGGAGCTACAAGCATTTTGTCTGACGGACGCACGAGTTTTAAGTTATTAAGTCCCTTGCGGTCACACTCAAATCCACACTCCAATAGAGGACTTTTGAGCAAAGTGTAGCGGTAATTATCAAGCGCTCCTGCTATGATGTTGTAGTGCTTTTTCTGTTCTTTGAGCCATTCTGCAACAATTTGTGGCGATATTTCTGCACCATCAACTCGTTGTAGGTCAGGCTGTTTATCATACGGAAATTTAATTCTGCTGAGGTCAGCGGATTGTGAGCAATACCACGACATCGGTTTCCAAACAATTTCGTTATCAATCATAAACAGCAAACCTGCTCCGAGAAAATCTGTTGTTTTAGTATAGTCAAGACCAAACACACAAGTTTTGCCTTCCAAATCGGGTAGCGGTCTGTTTGTGGCTTTTATGTTTTCCCACGCTGTAACCGGGTGCATTTCTGTACCCTTGGGGATATTCATACGCTTAGTCATAAAAGATGAATTGTTTACTTTGTCACGCTTCCAATCCTCAAATTCCTTTTGAATTTCTCTTAACAAATTTGGAAAATATTGCAACGACGGATTTGCTTTGTACCAATTCTCTTGCTCATATACCTCTTTTTCATTGTCTAACCTGCATATGAAATAAAGAGTGCCGTTGTCAGGTGCATCACCATTCAGTACTTCAAGACCTGCGGCAAGCTCGTTGTCAAGCGGCCCGTCCCGAACATCTCCCATAGTTGTAATTGTTGTTCTGCGTGGCATAGCTTTTTTGCCTAAGCCCGTTGTGAAAACATCAATGAGCTTATAATTTTCATATGCATGCTTTTCATCAAAGTCGACTTTACCGGGTCTGCCTCCGTCTTTCGTTTTGCTGTTTGAAGTTCTGTATCTGATTGTTGAATTAGTCTTTATGTTTGTAATCTCTGTTTTGTTCCACTTAAAATGCCGCTGCATTTTTGTAGAATTGTTTTCCAAAATTTCGTAGATGTCATTAAAGGTTGTGCTTGCTTGCTCTTCTGATGTTGCACAAATGTCAATATCGTAATTGCGTATGCCGTTGACAGGCGTGAGCAGAGCAAAATCTTCAAATGCAAGATAGCCATTTTTTCCTGCGCCTCGCCCGACCACACAAACTAAATCGGGAAATCTTAATACACCCGGTGCGGAATATGTGCAATTATGCAGAATAAAACAAAACTTTTCCCACGCAAATAATTCGTATGGAAAATATTTCTGTAGAGCAAAATACTTTTCAACCTGCTCACTGTCAACATAAACTTGCTCATTTTCGAATACTTTTTCTATGAAATTTACAAGCTGTATTTGCTCTTTGCATACACGATATTGACCGCTTTTTACTTGCTTTATGTAATCGTCAAGGTATTTACAGTTCGTCATTTACATCACTTTCGACCTTGTCGATTGATAGCCCCATTTGCGAAAGAATCGCAAGTCTTTGCTTGTTGTACATTATTGAATTTTTCACTGAAGGATTGTCTTTAGTGTATTCTTTACCTGTTGAAGAAATCGCCTTGTATGATAAGCCGTTTTTCTTGATATCAGCTTGCATTTGTCGTTCAAGTTTAGTGTAGAAAATGTAACTTTCGATTAAGTCACGATACACATCAATGTCTGCTCCTTTGAATGTGAGTTGTTCAATTAAGCTTTCTTTGATTTTTGCCATTTTAACTTGTGCCATTTTATTGCTCCTATCACAAAAATTTCTCGTGCGTGCGTGCGAGAGTGAATTGTCTTCCCTGTACACCGTTATCCACACACTTGAGGTAAATGCGATTTTTGACCCCGGGGGTGCTACCATTTCTCGGAAAATTCTTCTGAAAAAATTTTTTCTTGCAGTTTGTGATGCTCTTTGTAATGACAATCTTTGCACAGACATTCAAGATTGTTGATGTCAAGAGCAAGGTCCGGCCTTGCTTTAAGATATTTCTTGTGATGTACAGCTTCGCAAGGGGTATATTTGCCTTTAGCTCTGCATCGTTCACATTCGTAATGTTCTTTTTCTTTTTTCTTTTCACGCACTTGTATCCAATCTGCTGTCAGATAAAATCTATAAGCTTTACCGCTTTGTACTTGTTGTATTATCCATTCCGTTGTTACATGTCTTTTTATCATTTTCAAATAAATAAGCCGCTGCAGTAACAGCGACTTAAATTAACCTTGTATTTTTTAGAGCTTTGCTCAAGTATAGTCTAACATACATTACACCGAACAAACGAACAACTTTGCTTAAATTTACCATTCGTAGCGATTACACATCATACGCACTCCGTCCTCTGTATTCCCTCCGCCCATAATGAACGCTATTTCTTTCCAAGAACGCTTATCACGCAAATGCAAAATTAAGCAGCTGCCCTCTGTTGTTTCAGTTGGTATACTACATATTGCAACAGCTCTTCTCGTTTCTGTGTTGTGTAATTCGTTTCGAAGGTCAGCTATTTGGGGCACTATCTTGTCAATGCTCCCTGACGCACTTGCTCCGTTTGCAGCAGTAATGTTTGAGGTAATGTGCGTTACCTCTGCTTCAAGAGTGGCTATCCTGACTCTGTAATTACAGATATTGTCACTCATTTCTCTGATTTGTTTTAGGTTCATTGTTTGTCAGCCTCCTTGTTGCAGTCAATTGCATAAATACAAAATAATAGCTTGCTCCAGTGAAGTCATTAACCCACATATCGTCTTTGTAAAAATAATATCCATCAGGCACAGGCAAAGCCTCGCCTTTTTCAAGTTTTTTGAATTCACGCTTTTTGCCCTCAACAACTGTTACTTCGGGCTTGGTTAGATTTCTTGATGTTCTTAACCTTTTCTTTCCGCAAACATCTTTGCGAATATATTTTGCAAGATCGGCAAAATTGCCGTCTTGATATAGCGGTGTGAAGTTTATGCCGTTTTTCCATTGCCAACACTCTGTTGCAATTTCTCTGATGCAATCTTCAATCACTATATGCAGATGCCAATTCATGCCGAGCTTGCCACATTCACAGTAGCCAATGTATTTGAATTGTGCTCCTATTTTTTCTGCTCTGCGTTTGATTCGTTTGAAAAAATTATTAACAATCTTTTCAAACTGCTCCTCTGTGAATTCTCCTTTGGGCGCTGAAAAGCGAGCAAACCAATCTCCTTCGGTAAAGTTACAGAGGATAAGTCTTTGAGTATGCTGCTCTCCACGAATGCGGTTTGCAAGTGCTTGTTTTTCGTTTGTTTTTGCTTGATTGAAATTGCGTGCAATGTTCTTTTTGTTACGCTTGCGTAATGATTTATAATATTTTATTTCGAGCATAGGCCCTGATTTAACTTCACATTTATATATGTACATTTTATAAATCCTTTATTATATCATTATTTTTTATAGCGGTCACTTAATTAATTACTTGAGCAGGATCTGCAGGGGCATTTCAGCCCCTGCGATTTTTACTTGAAATATTCAAGATATGATTTTGCTATGCCTTTGCAATTTTCAGACTTTACAGGTACACGGTGAGCAATAACATTGAGATTGTCGCAATCAAGCTCTTTGTATATTTCCGCTGCTCTGTTCTCTTCTGTGGATTTATAGAATTTAAAAAGCAAATCTACAAAAGGTATATTGCCAAAGCGGTCGAAGAAGAGTTTTTCATTTTGTGTAAGAGCTTGTACACATTTCTGCTTATACTCTTCATCAGCTTCTGCTTTTATAAATAATTGATTATATACATCTTGTTTCGTGAATAAGTCAATAATCTCGACAGCTGTTTTTAATGCATCAGTATCTTTGTTATTAATTTGATGTGCAAGTTCTGTAAGTTTGCAAGATGTTTCTCTCGTTCGTTTAATCCATTCACGGTGCTCAATCTCTGCGAAATATGTTTCTGTTCTGAATCGTCTGTATTCGCTCAATAACTTGTATTTGACCTGCACACAACTTTTAGCCGAGAGCAAGCCAATCTTGCCACAGCTGTATATAGCTGACATGGACAGAACAAACCACCTGTTGTATGTATCAAGACTGTTTATTATTTCTGTGTCAATTTCTCCTGCGATAAAGCCGACTGCGAGTTTGTCGAGCGCACTTAGTGTATCAAAGCTGCTCTCTTCTGCAATTTCTTCATCTTGAATTTCTGCTTTTTCATTTTTCATTGTTATTCTCCTAAATTAAGATATTTAAGAATTTTATCCTGCGCTTTTTTGCAGCCATAGCAAACAGCGACTGCATAACCTTTTTCATTCAGCTTTGCAAGCCATTCGTCTTGCTTTGCTGTTGTCTTGTTCTTGCCAAATTTAAGCTCGATAAACAGTCCGTGATAACCTCCACGAGCAACAGGTAAGCATATATCCGGCACGCCTGCACGCACACCTTGTTTCTTTAGGTTGGCCGCTTCGAGTTTATTGCGACTACCGCCGTTTGGAATATGAAACATCATATCCAATTCGGGATACTCTGTCTTCATAAAGTCAGCCCAGCGAAAGAGCTTCTTTTGTTCGTCTGCTTCATACTGTTTCATTGTACTTAATCGAACCTCCTAAATTGTTCAATGCTATTTTTGACTGTGAATAATATTTCTCTCATTTACTTTCACTTCTATTAAATATGATTTCGTAAACAACTTCGTTATGGTATTTCCCGCATCTATCCTTAAAAAAGTCTGTAAACACAAACTTTTTGCCGTTATAGTGTTTACAATAGTTATCATAATGCCCCTCAACAGGGTTTCCTTGAATCATTCTCCATTCCATTCGGTGAATATGGTAGTCATTGATTATCTTTTTTAGTTCCTTGTAAACATCAAATCCAATCGTAGTATTATTCCTATCAAAAGCGAACAATCCAAAGTTATAAACACAAGAAGAATACCAATCAATAGAATATGCAAAATACCCTATTAGCTTGTTATCCTTACCTATAATAGCGTATTGATAGATATTTCCACTGCTATTTTCTTCGATTTTAGGCAATTCATTGCCCAAACACCCCATATAAAAAAGCATATTGTCGGTATAGCTATATTCTAATAGCTTTGCAAATATTTCATCTCTGTATAATATTGCAGGTTTAAGCATTGTTTTTACTCCTTATCCATTTTTGCACCGCAATGTGGGCAATAGTTTTCAAATTGATAACGGTTGTTAATGACTTGATAAACAACCTCTCTCCCGCAAGTTAAGCAGTATGCTTCCGCTTCACCTACTTTTCTGTCTTTCTTTTTTACCCACTTTGAGAGTTTAACTTCGTCAACAACTTTAAGTTTAATTTTTATACGACTGATTTTTTTAATGTGGGACAATCTAAAAACACAATTACTAACAACCTTATCCCCACAAGTGCAGAAATATCGTAACTTTGGTATTGACAAATTAGCGTCATTTTCAAAGGCTTTTTCACCTGTTTTATGTAAAATGCCCTCAATCACCGTTCCGTCAAAAAGTACGATTTCAACATATTTCCCTAAATGTCTTTCGAGTTCATATCTTGTCATAATTTTTACTCCTTTAAAAGTTCGGGGCTGTCATAGATATTGCCGATAACTTCAATATCTCTTGAACAATAGTGTCTGCCCAATCCATCATAGATTAAATTATACACAAATCCAAATTCAGTTTCATCAACATCGTACTGAACGATTCCATAGTCGTCACCATCCGAGCGGTAAAGAAAATCAATGATATCACCCTCAAAGATTTTCGTGCCATTCTTGTCAGTCATTCCTGTGTACTGACCTATTGTGTCGCTTTCGATATGCCACACATTTGAACTACCATTTTTGTACTGCTCTTTGATTACCAAGCCTCTGGGTTCAATACTCAAAAAGCCGTACTTCCATTCGTTTCCGAATTTTCCCCTGAATAATATTTCTCTCATAATATCCTCCTTATTTATAGCCGTCCATAATAGCATTACTGCTGTCTACATAATCGTCACTAAGTGTACTTTTGTAATTCTTCTTGTTTTTTCGCCTCTTTGCGCTTTAGAAGAGCTTTTTTCCGAGCTATACGCTTACTTTGTTCGTCTGCTTCATACTGTTTCATTGTACTTAATCGAACCTCCTAAATTGTTCAATGCTATTTTTGACTGTGAGTATAGTTTTTCAATCTTATTTACAAATTCGTCGTTAATCACATCAACAGGAGCAATAAATGCATATGCTATCAAGCCAAACTTGACGCATACATATTTCTTGCCATTAATCCCATCTCTTATACTCAAACGCATATCGCCATTTGGCATATCGGTAAACGGAGCTAAATATTTTATATCAACAAATAAAATTCCCTCTTCGGTCGAAATCGGTATGACTATCTTATCTTTGATTGCTATTGTAATATCCCACATCTCAGCATCTGATTCATTTGGATCACTGTCAGACACTAAGATTGGAGGAGTGCCAACAAAAAATTCAAAGCAACACTTGTTTCTCTGAGTATCGTTAATATCATAGAGCTTGCATATGCTGTCTTCTGTCAGCATTGGTAAACCTGTGATAGGGTAGTAGGCTCTTCCGTCAGAAAGCCACTGCTCATCATATTCGGCTTGATACACATAAAAGACTCCACTTTTCTTGCAGATGTCAAAGCACTTTTTTGTTTTCATTATTTTTTAACTTCCTTTCTGTCACAGTCGGGTATAATTTTACCTATTCGGACTAATGCTGTGTACATACCGTAGCTGTAGTGAGTTTTATGCTTTTTGTTGTATTCGTCGATTTCACGCTGTTTTAAATCCAAGTTGTCAAGTTTTCTCTTTTTCATATGTATATATCCTCTCTATAAAAGTTAAAAGAGCAGCCGCACCTGCTCCGCAATAACATTATGCAAGTCAGTATTATATTTTAGGAAGAATAATCAACGAAAGTTGTACTTTCTGATATATAGTAAAGCCGTGCGGAGCTTACTAACTGATTAATTAAGATTTGCAATAGTATTGCTCAAGAAGTTTTGTGCAATCTGCTTGAGCTTTTCACCTTGCGCCGAATTTGTTTCACAAATTTTCTCAACGCTGTTAATAAATTTATCAAGCTGTGCTTGCAATTCATTGAAATAAAGCGTTGCAGTGACAAGCTCGGCATCTGCATTTTTATCAAGTCTATTTGCTAACTGTTTTGCTTTATCAAGAGCGGCTTGTCGTTCTTTTTCAATAGATTCAAGCTTTGCTTTGTAGTCTTTCTCAAGAGTTTCTTTAACGCTTGATTTTGTTTTTTCTGTAGCTTGTTTAACGGCTTCTTCAACAGCGTTTTGTTTTTCTTTTTCAAATGACGCTTTTAAGCTGTTTATTTTGCTTTTTGCCGCTGCTTCAATTTGTGCTTGCGTTGGTTCTTGTACAGCAACCTCAACAGGCTTGCTTTCGAGTTCTTTAATTCGTTTGTGCAATAACTTGTTTTCCTCTGCGAGATTTTGTTTATCTGCTTGTAACGATTTCTGTGCGTTGTTGCTGTCGTTAAGCTCATCACCGAGAAGAGCAAGCTGTTCACCTTGCTGCTTGCTTTTTTCAACAAGTTCTTTAATTTCTTTGACCGACATGCCGGCAAGGTCATTTTCTGCTATAATTTCAGCTCTGTCTACTGCACATACTTCTGTAAGTAATTGCAATTTAGTAATACCAAGCTGTGCATTTGACTGCAAAACCGTACCGCCAAGCTTTTCGTATGTGCTGATGTAGTTGTAAGCTTGTCTGCGTTTAATGCCACAGGCTTGCTCTGTGTATGTATCAAATGTTTCAAAGCCGAGCGCTTCGTATAAGTGCTTATCTCTCATTAATTTAAGATTTTCACACAAGCTAATCATTGCATTTGCAGCCGTCTGCTCTGCTGTTATTATTTTCTGATGAGTGTTTAGTGCTGACATTGTATCTGCTGACATTTCAGTGATGTTGAAATCAGCTATACTCATTATGCTTCTGTTGTCTGACATTTTTCTTTACTCCTTTTCAATGTTTTCAATGGTTCTATTTTTGTTTTGTACCATTTATCCATAAATTTTTTGACTTTGTTCGGATATGAGCAATTTTCAAATCCTCTGCACTGCTCAATTCTAAGTGTCACAGGATTAAGCTCAAGCGTAAAGTAAGGCTTTTCTTTTTCACTTGTCTTACGAATGAAAAGTATAATTGTCTTTTCTGTTGCTACTTTTTTTGCGTAGGTCGCTACACAATGGCATAGTGTTTTACCCTCGTTTTTTAAGTCATTGTGTCTTACGGGCGGCATAATACAGAAGTCTTTATCTTCATAGCTGTACAGATTTCTATATTTTTCATACTGTCGGGCTATCTGCGGCAGCTCTCCTTCGCTGAATTTTTTGTCGTTGACTATATCCGACGCTAAATCGTGAGCCTGCTTAAAATTTTTAGGGTAGAGGACTTCTAAATTCGATAAGTCATATTCGAGCAAGGTAGCGTTTTCTATATAGTCTTTATAATCTCTAAAAAAGGTTCTTCTTGGATCCCAATAATAGTAGTTATCGTACGGTTTTGCGCAATTTTCGCTTTCCCATCTGCGGAAAAATTGACAAAATTTTCTTAGAGAACTGTATTCTAAAATTCTTAATATATCATTAACATCACAGTCGATCATTGAACGAATTACAAAAAATTCTTTTAACTCTTCAATGTCAATTTTTCTGCCTGTTTGTTTATACGCTTTGTATAGTTTGAATTCGCATAATTTTGGGTTTAACTGTTTTAAAATTTTTAAATCGTCTTTAGTAATTCCGAAACTTTTTCTCAAAGACCCTTTTGCTAAATCAAATTCAGTACATCTGTATGTGTATGTAATGACATCTCGTGCAAGATTAATTAAGCCGTTGTCGATTATATTGTTAAGACTTGCAACTTGATTGACTGCGTTATACAAGTTTTCACAACCGACAGGATTGCATAACCTCGCTATCCTGCCGTAGTCGATATGCCACTTGTTAAATCCTTTTACACGCTTAAATATCTTATTGAGCGTGCCGGGGTAGAGTGGCAAACTTGAGTTTACACTTTTATAAAAACCATTTCGCCAGTCACCACCTTTGTAATCTTCGTCATATGTGTATTGTTCCTGCACTCGCATTTCTTGTCCGTCAAAGTCGCAAGTTGTGCGTACAAGTTCTTTAATCCTGATGTACGGATTAATTCTGCCGCAATCGTAGTAGTATTCGATTATGAACTCACGAGCACAAAATCTTGTTCCTTTGAACGGTTGCAGATACATTATTGTTTCTCTGTTACAAAAGCCGTTTGAATTCAAATATTTTCGATATGGTTTTGCAGTGCACTTTTTGTGACAGACAGGGCAAGTGACTTTATCTCCGCTGCGTACCTTGTTAATAGTAACCTCGTTACCGCATACGGAACATCTTGCAGTAGTCTGCTTTTTGCTGTTGGCATCATAAAACATATATCGGCTATATGCCATTACGGTATTATCAATCCATTTATGTACCGCCTGCGGCAGTGGGCGAATTTCTGCTAATTCATAACTTATGCTGTCTTTAATTTTTTGATATTTATCTTTGAGCCTTTTTTCCCTGACTGCTTTTTGCCAAGCTATTATTTTTTTGATGCCTTTACCTTTTGCATATGATTTAGTATCTGACAAATACTCATCAATGACCTTATCAGTATCAGCGCTGAACTGATAATAGAATTGATTGCAGTAATAATCAACCGGCAAACTGCTTTCACTGACTGTGCCGTCTGATTTAACGATAAACCATTTGTCATCACCTTGCTTGTTTTTCCCGATGAACAGTCTATAGAGGAACTCCGCCGCCGGGGCAGGCTTAAACATATCAACTATAAGAGTTTTTTCACCTGTTGACTCATCAATAAAGGCATCATAAACATAATTGTATTGGTGTGTCGTATAATTGACATACTTGCCTTTATGCTGAAACTCAACTACAGCTTGCATTGCAGGTACATCCGCACGGTTTTTATTTATTTCTAACGCTAACAGCTTTTTTCTCTGCATTTATACTCACCTCACAGTAAATCCATAAGGTTTATAAAGCCTTGTTTTTCAGACTTTGTCGGGGCAGGAGAGGTGCTGTTCATTCGCCACACTTCCGGCGGCAATTCGCTCGGTTTTGGGATTGAGTAAAAGTCGCAAATAGCGTTCATAACTTCAACAGGATTTGCAATTTTCTTGCTTGTTATTTTCTTCACGAGTGCAGGCACATGCATTTCTTCAACATTTAGGTCCTGCAACACAATTTCCGCACTCTCCGGCTGTGCTGTGATGATGTCAATGAGCTGCTGCATAACATTCCACTCATTTGAGTATTTTTTATAGTCTTTGCCTTGATTTTTTATGCAGTTGACTGCATTTTCTAAAATATTCATAATTTCACCTCTTGATTTTTTAAGAGAGAAAAGATATAATAAAAACGGTAAATATTTTTATATCTTTTCACTTTGCCGCCAGCTGTGCATTAGCTGGCGGCTTTGTCTTTTGCGCTTAAAATGTAGTCAATCTTCGACTTGCAAGCCTTGATGTGTTCTGTTGTTGGATTTTCAAGGAGTTCCGCCATATCTTGTAAAATATACGGAATAGTGTCGATGAAGTCGGGATTGTAGTCTGTGTTCTCGTAGTCGTAAAGTTTGCGAATACAGCCGTAAAACTCATTCGGCACATCTTTACAATCGTGCATTTTGCCGTAGATGTCCTTAACCTTGATTTTGCTGTTTTGATTTAAAGTTAATCTTTTCATTAGCTACATTCCTTGCTTATAAAATCTGTAGCACGATACAATGTCACGCAGTCGCCGTCAAGGTCATCGTCGTAATACTGTGCTGTCTCATCGCTCATTGCTTTAATAATCACAGCGTAGTAATCTTCTTCCCATTCTTTCGCCGCTTCAATTATTTCATCAAGCGTAAACTTGCCTTTTGCTTTTCGAAGTTTCAGACACCAGCGCCCCGAAGCATCGTATCCGCTTTCGATTGTTGCCCCTTTTTTCATCTGTTACACCCCCCTTAATTTTTCGCTGCGTATTTGCAGCACTTAATAAACTTTTTGCAGTTTTGTGCAACACGCTTAATGCCTGTTGCTCTGTTGTTGAGCTTGTGCCTGTCGAGGCTCTCTTTGACTTCTGCAACATAATTCAAAATGTCCTCGAGCCTGTCCGCTGTAACGGTGTCTAAACCCTGTAAGGCTATGACTTCACCGTCTTTAATGCAGATTTGTAAGTTTTCAAGCTTACTCATATCCGTTTGCTCCTTTCTTGAGGTTTTCGAGCAATTCACGCTCTATAATCACGCAGTCCCTCAGATAGCATTTGACATTGCTGTTAATGCCATAGACTGTATTATCTTCTAAACATATTGCTGTTTCGTATGATACTTTCATCATAAAGCGTCCTAAATCATCAGAGAACACATCTCCGATTTCAACCTCCTTAAACGAATACGATTTAGATTTGTTGATAATTACTTCCATTTCCATTCTCCTTTCATTTCGTCGGGGTCAATCAAAAGTTCATATGGTTTAATTCCAAGGACTTCCGCAGCTCTGACGATTTCTTCAAGTCTGAAATTTTCAGGACTTTTGTTTTTGCGTGCTGAACAGGTAGCAGGATTAATGCCAAAGAGTTTGCTGATTTTTTCTCTGTCATAACCGATACAGTTCAATCGAAAGAAAAGACATTGTGCTACTCTCGACATATATGCTTGTTCCTGTTCAGCTTTGATTGTCCTTTTTAGCTTAGGCATATAATCACCTCTTTGTTATGCTGTTTTGATGTGTTCTTGAAAGTCAAACAGCCAGCTCAGGTCGTATCTTTTAAAGAATATATTCTTTATCATTACTGCTTCAATAAGTGTAAATCCAACTTGATATACAGCCTTATTTGATGTTGTTTCGCCTTCGAGTTTTGCTGTAACTGTATTAAAGTGCAAACCTAAAAGATTTGCAATGTCAGTTTTTGTAACGCCTTCGTCTTTCATTGCTTTAATTAAATTTGGATAAAGCATTTTTACACCTCCTATTACCTTTTAAGGTAGATTACAATATTATAATATACCTAATAAAGTAGATTGTCAATAGTTTTTTGAAAATTATTTACTGAAAAAGGTAGATTTTATATTGACATCTACAATATTTTGTAATATACTTGTAGTTGAAAAGAGGTGGTTATAATGACCGTCGAACAAAAATTGCAAAATTATATTTTAGAAAACTATAAAAGCATTATGCAGTTTGCAAAAGTTGCAGAGTTACCATATACTACTGTTAAAGGTATTTTTAGTCGGGGACTATGGGGTACATCAATACAAAATGTCATTAAAATTTGCAATACTTTATCTATAGATATAAATGCTCTTATTAATGGTGAAATAAAAAAAGATATACATATCCATGAACTAACTTCTCATGAAAAGAAACTCATTGTTGCTTATCGCAATCATCCTGAACATCAATATACTATTGACACTATTTTACATATAGATGAAGAAGAATTAGTGCCAACGGTGAAAGCAGCACGCAGCAAAGACAACAGTCAGCCTATTGAAATAGTAAATATGCCTGATCTTAGCAAATTTACCCCTGACGATTCAGATTTATAACATTTGTAAAATAAAAAAATCCTCATAGGGTACAATACCTATGAGGTGAAAAAATTGAATTATGGACAATACAAAAACGCACGCAATGTCTCTTGGCGGTGCTTAATTGACTACAAAATCGGCAGTTTGCCTGTTAAAGTCAGTCAGATAGCCAAGCAAGCAGACATTATAGTGCTGAAAAATTCTGCAATCAATTTGCTAAACAAAAATGAGAGCGGAACAACTCTAATGCAAAAGGATAAGCTTTACATCATATATGCAGACGAGCAATCTCCTCAGCGGTGCAGATTTACCATTGCCCACGAGCTTGGACATATTTTTCTTGGACATATGTTTCAAGCTGATGGCAACGGCTTTGTGACAACAGATGCCGCCGAACACTCGGCAAATGTGTTCGCTCGTGACTTGCTCGCTCCTGCGTGCGTTCTGCACGAATTGCAGATTTTAACCGCTGCGGAAATATCTATGCTCTGTAACATAAGTCTTGAAGCAGCAACTTACAGAGCTAACAGAATGCAAGAACTTGAAAAAAGAAATGCTTTCTATAAGCATCCGCTCGAAAGAGAAGTAGTAAAGCAGTTTATAGAATTTATCAATAAAAAGAAAAGTCAGTCACAGGTGGAGCTATGACTGACTAAAAAAGATGTGAGAAGAAATCGCACTCCTCTAAATCTATTTTACAATATATTATATATTTTGTCAAATATTATATTATGTGAGGAGCTTAGCAATGGGATTTTTTGATATTTTTAAAGTTTCACAATATAAGAGTGAAATTGAAACGCTAAAAAAACAAAATGATGAGTTAAAGCAAAAATTAAGCGAATTGTGCTTTGATGATTACGATACATCACAGAGAATTATTCAACAATTAAAGCAAGAAATTGAGAAAAGCAAAGAGGAAGCTTTAAATCTTGAAAATCAGCGTGCTTTATTAAAAAATAAGCTTAACGATGAAACTGAATCAACAAAAGAAAAGCTTAATGATTTAAAGATTAAAACAGATGAGAGAATACTGAGCTTAAATGTTGAAATCGAAAAAACAGAAAAGAAATTAAAAACAGCTAAAAACAAATTAGACAGAACGAAAGAGCTATACAAGAGTGTTGATTATTCTATATCTAATTTTTTTGAATATTCTCCTGATTTAGCAGAATTGAAATTATATAAATCAGAGTTTGATGAACTTGAAGAGTTGTCACCGTCTGTTATTCTTAAGCTACATTATATGGATGTTAAAAGTTTAAGAAAAGCATTTAAAGATAATGACAAACAAATCGAAAAAGTTTTATCACAATATCGTAGCAGGTACACTACAAAGGCGAATCAAGCTATTTATGATTTAATGGTAATAGCTTTAAGAGCAGAATTGCAGAATATCTTATATAATCTGAAATATGAAAAATTAGATAATGCTATTGAGCAAGTAAAAAATACTTCTCAAAAATATCTGAATATCGCAGCTCAAGGTAATCAGAATATAGCTGGAACTCTTACAAAATTTATAGGCGAAATAGAATATTTATTTATAAATGCTGTAAAAATAGAGTATAACTATTATGTAAAAAAAGAGCAGGCGAAGCAAGAGCAACTTGCTATTAAAGAGCAAATTCGTCAAGAAGCTGAAGAACGCAAGGCACTTGAGCAGGAAAAGAAGAAGATTGAAAACGAAGAACTTAAATATAACAATGAAATTGAAAAATTAAAAGAGCAGTTAAAAGCTTCGGCAGATGAAGAAAGTAAAGCTTTAAATGCTAAAATTCTCGAATTGCAAGCAAAACTTGCTGATGTCACTATTAAAAAAGATAATATCGTTCAACTTCAAAATGGTAAGGCAGGTAATGTATATATTATAAGTAATCTTGGATCGTTCGGTGAAAATGTATTTAAAGTTGGTATGACAAGAAGAATTGACCCGCAAGACAGAGTAAACGAATTAGGAAATGCTTCTGTACCATTTAAATTTGATGTACATAGTTTCATTTTTTCGGAAGATGCTGTTGGACTTGAAAGTAAATTACATAGCATTTTGAACGATAAAAGAGTTAATAAAGTCAATATGCGTAAGGAGTTTTTCTATACTACAGTAGATGAACTTGAAGAGCTTGTAAACAAAATTGAGCCGACTGCTGAATTTAATAAAACTATGCTCGCAGAAGAATTTAGACAATCTCAATCATCTAATGAAAATTATACAAATGATTACACAATAGATGAAGAAGATGAGTAAATAAATCCGCCCTGCTCGACTGGTCCTCGAACAGAGCGGAAAATCACCTACACAGCGTGCAGATGATACGATATAACGCAATAATATTGTATCACACCCTTGTAAATTTTTCAATGACTAATTTACATGGGATTTTTGCACACTTTTTAGATAAAAAGGAGTGTTTCAAATGGCAGAACCTAAAAAAATGCCATCGGGCAACTGGCGTGTGCGTGTCTTTCTTGGTAAAGACAAAGACGGAAAGAAAAAGTACAAATCAATTACAGCCCCAACAAAAAAAGAAGCGAAAAAGGCAGCGGATAGATTTGAGCTGTCGCTGACTACCTCTTGTATCGATTATAATGACCTCACGCTTGAGCAGGCTTACGAAATGTATATTGATAGTAAGTCAGCAGTTCTTAGTCCAAGTACCATAGCTGGATATGAAAAAATTAAGCGTAACTACTTTACTGAATTAATGCCGTTTAAGCTTACTAAGCTTACCGCTGTATTGATTCAGAACTCAGTTAATGCGTTGTCAGTTGCTCACAGCCCTAAGACCGTTCGCAATGCTCACGGCTTGTTGTCCGCAGTTCTGAAAGCTTATTATCCTTCCTTGACTCTCAATACAACGCTACCGCAAAAAATAAAGCCGCAATATACCATTCCGACAACAGAGGACATTAACAAGTTGCTCGAACTTGCAGATGATAGACTGCGAGTCCCCATCAAGCTCGCAAGCCAAGGTTCTCTACGCCGTTCCGAGATATGTGCATTACAGCCTTCTGATTTCAACAGTTTCGGGGTAAGCATAACTAAAGCGGTAGTCGCTGACAGTAACGGTAAATTTATTGTCAAGACAACAAAGACCGAGGCAGGCACACGCTTTGTACCACTGCCGTCTAATCTCATTAAGGAGTGTAGGAAATGGCAGCACTTTGGTATTTCACCGTCAACTCTTTCAAGTGCCTTTAACCGTCTTGTTGAAAAAGCAGATGTGGCGCATTTTAGCTTTCACAAGCTCCGTCATTATTTTGCGTCTGAGTGTCACGCACAAGGTATCCCAGACCAGTATATCGCCGAGATAGGAGGGTGGCAGACAGTAGAAATGCTACACAAGATATATCAACACACATTAAGAGATAAGACTGATACAATAGCCGCAAAAATAGTCACGATGTTTAGTGCAAATTTCGCAGATGACCCGAAAGATGACACAAAAATAAAAAAGGCTTGATTTTATCGGCTTTTTAATTGCTTTAAGTGAGGGTTCGATTCCCCTCATCTCCACCAACTCGGTCACGATTGCATATGCAGTCGTGACTTTTTCTGTTTATGATAATTCCCATATCTATGCGGTGTTTTAGACAAAACGATAATCATTTATGTAGTAAAAAATGCTTCAATATAAATCATATAACCGTACACAGAATAACCCACCACATATAAAAATTTCCCATTCCAATCGCATTTTTAGTATTGTGAGTATGTATACGGTCAGTCGCCACCAAATAAGTCCTTTTTTCTATGCTCCTTTTCTATGTTCCGTTTCGGACTTATTCAGTTTTTCTATGTTCCATTGCTCAAAATCGACCTTTTCGCAGACATAATCAAAAAGATATTTTCTCTTTATAGTTTCAGTATGAACACAAAAACAATCCCCATCAGTATTACCTGATGGGGACATTGATACTTTGAATTGCACCTGAACATTTTCGTTTGAGATGTCAATTCTGTCTATATATTGAGAAAGAACATACTTTGTTCTTATTAAATTCTTAGGGTTGTAAAAGTAATCTTTGAGATGATTGATTTGTTCTCTGATTTCATCTTCTGTTATTACTCTGTCAATTTTTTGCTTTTCATACTTTTGAATGAACTCGGCAGTCTTTTTGATTTGTTCTTCATACTCTTTGATTTTGTCTGACATTATGTCATTTATGCCTGTTTTGGCTATTGCTTCAACGAGATTGTTTCTGCTCTTTTCAAGAATTTTTAAGGTTGATTTTGCTTCGTTGTATTCCAAATCCGATATACAGGATTTGTTGTATTGCTCATTGAGTTGCTTTGTTATTACTTTTATATTATCATCATTAAAGAAGAATTCAACAAACTTATCAATAACAAAGCTGTCAAGATATTCGCACCTTATTTCTTTTGATTCGCATTTTCTTTTATTTTTCTTGAAACTACATCTATATACCAGATTTGTGTTATTTTTGTTGTAGCGAACATTTCCGTGAAATTTTCCGCCACATTCTCCGCAATGTATAAGACCTGTTAGCAGATATGTATTTTTTGCATTTGTATAACTGCTTCGAGTTGCTTTTTTGACTGCATTTGCTCTGTGCCACAATCCTGATGAAACAATTGCAGGACAGCCGTTTTCTATCCTAATTATTTCTTCTTCAGGCTTTCTTCTGTGATTGTTCCTTTAATTCAGACTGTTTGCTGAACAACTGCGGTTGAAGATGTATGTACCTTTGTATTTTTCATTTCTCAGTATTTCATACAGACTGTTTTTGACAAAAGGCAATCCTTTTTTAGTTTTGTATCCGAGAATATTAAGCTTGTCTATTGTTTCTCCATAGCCGTATCCTTCGGCAGACATTTCAAATATCAATCGAACTGCTTCGGCTTCCTTTTCATTTATGACAAGTTTAAGGTCTTTGTCAACATCATATCCTAATGGCGGTCTGCCACCAGTAAATTTGCATTGATAGGCATTTTCTTTCAGTCCTTTCATTACTTCTCTCGCAAGATTTTCATTGTAGAACTGATTGACCGAACCCATTATATGATACAATAAATGACTTTCGGGATTATCTTCAAAACGCTCATTAACAAATATGACTTGCACACCGTATTCTTCAAGAATTTTTTTATATTGAATACTGTCACTCAAATTTCTTGAAAATCTGTCTGTTTTATGTACCAATACCGCCTTAAATTCAGGATTGTTCTTTGCGTCATTTATCATTCTCTGAAATTCAGGTCTGTTGACTGTTTTTGCTGATTTTGCTTCATCACAATACCAATCAATGACTTCCATATTGTTTCTTTTAGCATACATCATCATATATCTTTTTTGAGCTGTTATAGATTCTTCTCGTTGCATTGAAGAAGAAAATCGTGCATATCCGACTGCTTTTATTGTTTCTTCCATATATACCACTCCTATAAGAATAATTCTTCATTTTAATAATATGTATTTATAATTTAATAAAGTGCAGTCACTGAAAAGCAACTGCACAGATGATTTTCAAAGTTTATATTTTAATCTATATTAAGCATTTCGATGAGGACATCTATTATTACATTATAGAAATCCGAAGAAATGCGGTTGTCTGTATGTTCAGCTTTATCTATACTCTTGTCGTAATCCTGTTTAAGCAGAAGATTGCGGGGTATACTGCAACACACTAATGATTCTTTCATATTAAAACCTCCTAATATTATGTATATCAAGAGATTAAAATAGAGTAAAACTCTATATGCTTGGCTTGTGTATCCCAGATTACACAACTCTTATGCCAAACCACTAATAACCATGTATCTAATAAAATCTGATGATTATTTTTTGCAGATAATACTGCAAGCAGGGATTTTTTATTTAATTTTTTAAAATATTATTCTTTATCGGAAATAACTTTTATTGCTGTTATTTTTGAAAAAGATTTGTTGCCGTATTTTCTTTGACTTACAGAAAATTCAATTTTTTTGCCGAGTACATTATCACTGCAAAAACAGTTATTATCATCTACATACTCACAACAGAAGTTATTTAAAACTATATCCATATTAGAGAACATACAGTTAAAATAGCCGTTTTCTATTGAATCTACCTTTATTGTGAACCAGCAGTTACGGCAATCGGGACTGAAATATATATCGTCAAGAATACCTGTGTAGGTACCGTCATCAATATATTCATATTTTTTCTTTGGTATAAAATCAAAAGTTGGCATAATCATTCACCTCCAAGACATTCTTCTATATTTTGTACTTCATCATCTGACAGAAAGTCTTTATTATCGGAGTTTTCTATTTTGTCAAAGTACATTTCTTCATAAGCATTGTGAAGTGACATCATCTTGTCATTAAACTGAAATCTGAAAATATATACTTTCAGGTCAATGATTTCTATGATTTTCTCTCTTGCGACAAGTCTGTCTTTTTCTGCAATGAGTACACCTGTTGCTCTCAGATTTTTAAGTCTTTTGCGGAAATCAACTATTCCGTTATTCTTCATCATTTGCTCAAAGTAGTTTTTAGCTACGCATATTTCATAGTGATTGTCGCTTGCACTAAGTCTTACCAGTCCGACATAACCGCTATTGAGCGAGTCATAGTCAATCGCTTCTGCTTTTCTCTTGTCAAATACTTTTAAAGCAAATGGATAATTCATATTGTACTTTTTTATATTCTTGACAAAATCTTCGTGAACTATTGTCATCAGTTCATCCTCGGGTGTCTGAGTGGACTCTATCTTGCTTGTAAGATTGAGGGAATAATCTATCATATCAGATATTTCAATATTGAAATTGAACAATTCCTTTGCATATGCTGTTGCTTGAACAACAATTGCAAGTTTTGATAATATTCTGTCTGTCAATCTTTTTCTCTGCTCAAAACAAGCCAAGGAGCTTTCACTCATTATATTTGAGTGTTCTGACTTCCACTTATCATCAATATTTTTATTCTTTTCAAGAAGAATATTTTTGTATTTCTGATAGTCTGATTCAATTTCTTCCTGACCTTTGTCAACAAGCATTTGCAGATACTTATTTCCTGCAACACCATAGTTTGCCATTGCAATACTTTTGATGTTGTCAGAATTCTCTGCATTTTTTGTAAGCGTATCTTCAATCTGAAATACACGGGTTTTTATGCCGTCCATAGATTTTTCGCTTACAAAGCTTATTTCTGATGTAGTGAAAATAACTGAAGAAAATTCTTTGACTTCCTGAAGTGAAGCATCGCCATTCAGTCTTAGTTTACTTCTGCCTAAACAAAAGTTGTACATAAGTCTTTCAAGATTAGTGATTGTTGAAGAACCGAGTTCGTCAAACACAACACTAAGACCGTTTATTTGGCTTAAAAACTCTTGGAGTGCATTTTCTGTACCGTTAAATGTGATTGCAACACCTTTATTCAATACAGGAGATGAGTACACACTTGCACACAACATTGCTGTTGTACTTTTGCCTTTGCTTGAATTATTACAAAGACAGAAAAGTATTGAGCCAAAATCGTGTGAAAAATTTAAGATTGAAAGAAGTGGGGAAGCGAAAGAAGCCATTAAAAGATAGGTCATTGGAATATTTCCGCAGACTTCATTCTGTATCATATTGCACCACTCGTCTAATGTACCTTTATGGTTCAGACAAAGACTGCCGTTGTATATGTATTCTTTACTTAGTTGTTCATTGGCAATTAGATGGTTATATCTGAATACAAGATTATTGTCAATTTTATCCCAGCCAAGCTTAGAGTAGCCATATACAATTTCAGCTTTCATATCGGTATTCATAAGATACTTGTTTACTTCATCAATATCGGTTTCATTGAATCTAACACCATATGAAAAGAGTGTTTTTAAACCAAACTTTGACAGAGATTCACCGTCAAGTTTTACAGTATCAATTTCAATACCGTTATGGTATTCATATTCAATCTTTATTTGTTTTGTACCTATATCAATAATTTTTCGCAATACCTTGCAATAGGTCATTATGTATCAGATTTCGTAAGAATCTTTATTCTTCTTAACAACACCGATGAAGTTATTTTCCTTATCGACAATGTAATGTGTCTTTAGGGTATGGATGATTGTTTGATATTCCTCTTCTGAAATATCTACTTTTTGAAATTTTTTACTCAAAGAAATTTTTCCTTTTATGCAATCATTTGAATTTATATTATTTTGCATAATAACACCTCCTATTTATTCGGTATTGCTATTATAGGCTCGAATTTATTTGTTGTCAATGCTTTAAAAAATAACTGTGGATATAAACAAATTGTGTATTATTGCTATTTAACTGTTGAATTGTTGTGGCGAAGATTTTTGCCCTTGAAAGTCTTCCTCAAAAGTTTCTGAAAAATTCTGACAGAGGTTGTTTTTTGCAAAAAAATAAAAACCATGGTTTGTGCAAATCGACGGACATTTTGCCAGTCAAAATTCCCAAGAAGAAAAAAGGGATTTTCGGAACGAACCGAAAAAGGAGAGAAAATTTCGGGAGATTTTTCGCTTTGAAAAACCTCCTCAAAAATCTTCTTCTCCGAAATCCCGTTTTTTCAAGCAATGCATACTTGCACACAAAGAGAAAATCTCAAGGCAAAGCAATCATCTTTTCCACTCCAATTTCTGAATATTCCAACGATGTGCCAAAGGGGAAAGAGGGTGTGAGAACATCAATCCTTTTGAGTCAATGATTGTGTGCAGTTTGTCATTATAGTGTTCTGTCAAAGCATTGAGAAAAGCCTTCTTTTCTTCCTCAAAGCTTGTGCTTCTGCCATATGCAACTATTATTACATCTGCATTGTCACATTCTCTCATTACAAAAGAAGTGTTTGTTTTGTCTGTTTTAGGCAAAGGGTTGTCGATTGATGAGAAGAGATTGATTATTGAAACAGAGCCGAAATCATTTTTTACCACTCCGTTTCTGACAAGCATTGTTGTTTGGTCAAAAATCAATTCATCGGCAGATGAGGGATAGGTCATTATTATTGCAAGCGACTTTTTGTTGCTGTCCCATTCTGCTTTCAACAAATAGCGGTCTTTTCTGCTTTTGGAAAAGACCGCTGTTGTTTTTACTGTGCTGTTTGTTTCAATTGTGTTCGCCATACTCATTGTTCAATACTCCTTTTTTGAAATAGTCAGCTTTTCCGATGATATTTATCGCCCTGTCATTGTCAAGGACTATGCATCCGTCAAGAAAATCATTGCCTATCAAGTCAATCCATTCAAATCTGCTTTCTGTTATTTTTGAGGATAAACCAAAACTTTTGTAATCGTCAAAGTCTTTTTCATTTTCAACATAAAAAATACCTCCGACTGTTTCAAGCGAACAGTCAGAGGTTTGTGTCAGAAGATTTGTGAGAAGATTTTTAATATATTCTGCAATGTAACAGTCCTTGATTTTTGATACATCATCAGGTGTTAATATTTCAATCATTTTCTTTTCCTCAGCTTTGTTCCTGTGCAGAGAAGTGTAATAGCCGTTCCTGCACCTTTTGCAAATATTTCTACTGCGACTTTTGCAGTCAATGTCATTATAAGTCCAAACATTTTTACCTCCGATTTTAGTTTTTGATGATAAGTTTTTCCGTTGCAAGTACAACTGTTGTTGTCACAACAAATCCAAGCACAAACCATAATGCTTCCATTGTTCTGCTCCTTTCTGTCATTTATTTATGCAAAAATGCACCCACCGCCTTTTGGTGAGTGCATTTTCAGATGATGAAAATTATTTGTTTTTTTATACACTTTTTGCAAATATATGCGTTTACTAAAAAATTGCATTACTTTCTTTTGCGGAAGAAACCGCCGAATCCGCCTATGCCACCGTATGGACTTGACAAGCGTTTCCTCTTTTTCTCAAGATATTCTTTTGCTTCAACAGCTTCATCAATGTTTACGCCAAGATTTTTGATAATAAAATCTTTATATTTTTCGTATTCTCTGTCAAACTCCTCAATTGTAGAATATCGAAGTCCTTTTGCATATGATAAAGCTCTGTCTTTTGCCGCTTGCTTTCTTGGAACGCTTGAAAATAATTTTGTTTTACAAAATTGTTTATCAAAATCACTTAGATATGTATTGATAGTTTCTAAATGCTTTTTAGAAACCTCAGAAGAAAATGTGTTGATAAATTTTTCTTTCTTTGCTAACAGGTCATTTTCATACGGCAATATCGGATTTGATTTTAAAGGCTGAATTTGTTTCATAAATTCAAGTATATCAGGTAATTCGCTTCTTGAAAAATCAGCACTTTCTCTTGTTTCACAGACCACACCGTCAACTGTTCGATATTTTAAATCAAAATCATCAAGTACGGAATTTATGTATGTAATACATTCGGACTCATCTGTAATGTCAAGTCTTATGTTTTTGCAATATTCGATTAAATCGTGTTTAGCTTTAACGGCATCTTCTTCTGTTGTACCCTGATTCTTTTTTACATAGTCAAGTGCCATAGATTCCTTTATTGCAGAAAAACCGTCTATGTCGAAGTATTCTGCCAATGTACTCAAACTTCCGTCATCACCGTAATTTTTTAATAAGTAATCATATATTTCAATGTTATACGGATTAAGAGAAAGTACATCTATGCAGATTTTTGAAATATTCTCTGAAGCAATTGAATTGCTTTTAAGGTTATTTATCAATCTTTGTGCTTTATCGCTGTCGCAATCTTCTACATATCCCCAGTCATAATCTTGTCCGACTGTTTGCATAAATACCTCAATTACGGAATATGCTGAGTAATACACACCCTCAGAAAGTAAAATCTTAACTTCATTATTTTGGAATAATTTCTTCAGGTCTGATTCAGCCTGCATTTCGGTGAAAAAGTTGCCGACAGCATTTGCAACACTATGTGCCGCACCACTCGCCATATTCATAGCACCGACATCAATTTGATGGCTTATTGCAGTTATGGCATTTCCACCTATAGTAGCACCCTGCCAACGACCTCTGTTTTCTTTTCTTTGTTCTCTGTATTCTCTCTGAGCTTCAACATCACCCATAATAGAATACACTTTTTCGGCAACAGAGCAAAATCTTTCTTCAAATATTTCTGTGCAACCTGCGGATTCGATTAGTTCAGAAACGGCATTGGTGTCATAATCATATTCACCTAAATTTATAAAGGTATCTTTCAAATCTTCAACAACAATTGCCATACTGCTTTTAAAATCATCTTCTGCTTTAGAAATAATGTCCTCACAGTTATTATAGGATGTATAACCCTCATCAAACGAGTTTTGTGCTGATTTTGCAAGGCTTTTATACCATTTTCTTAAAGCATTGTATAAATTTCTTTCATTTGAAACTTTTATGTTGCCCACACATATATTAAATTCTTTTGCACAGTTTTCTTTTTGTAAAAATTCATTTAGATTCATTATTATCCTCCTGATTATTGTCAATTGGTTCGTTGTTGTCCATTTGCAGAGGCTTTTTCTTTTTTATTATGTAAACAATCAGAGCGACAATAGCTACAATTATTCCAATCCACCACGCTATATAGGAAATACAAATACTTGCTCCCCATAAAAGTACAAAAATGAATATTGCCAATGGTATGCAGTTTGTAATGGACGGAAACTTGTCTGCTATCAAAGCAAAAACAAATACTGCAATAATTAAACCTATGATTGAGATGATAACTTGTAACACTAAAATTCCTCCTAAGAATAAAAATATGATTTAAGCTGATTTGCTTAAATTGAGTTTAAATGATTTTTTAATAGTTTTCTGATTGTTCGTTCCGAATACGAGTATTTTGTCGCAATCAGATTGATTGATTCCGATGTTCCGTCATATGCCTTGAGTGCTTCTTCAAGGACAAATTCCTTAGAAAAAAGTCGGGTAGGAAAGTTTATCTGACTCCCTTTAAAGTTTTCATACAGTTTTACCACATTGTCAAAGCCTATGATTTCGCTCATTGTTTCATAAACTCCGTTTAATGTTGTGCGTTTTTGTTGATTTTTATCTATATCAATCACCTGCCTTGTTTCACCCTCTTTTTACATTATATAACAGCAAAATGGAAAAATCTTACGTGCTTTTCCACGCAAAAGTGTAAAAATATATATAGACAAAAAATTCGGCAACAAAAAGTATATTGCAAGCCAAAACACCACACCACGCACTAAGCGTGAGATGTGGGGGAGGCAGTTTTAACTGCCTTGCAATATCCTTTTGTGTTGCCGAAAATTGGTGAGTTAAGGATATTCAAATTTATAGTATTTATATAGGTATTTATCACACTCCTTAAAAGCCTTTTAATTCACTCGGCAGATACAAGTATTTTTAAACCGTGACTTTCTCCGTGTCTGAATCATCTCCACCATTATAGTCACCACAGCACATATAGACGGGGGCGTTTTTTTTTATTTGGGGAGAAGATATTTTATTGGTTTTTGGCGCTAGTTCAAAAACAATAGGATATGCTCTTGAATATATGCGAATTTATTCATTGGGTACAATTTTTGTGCAATTGGCATTGGGTCTTAATGCGTTTATTAATGCTCAAGGATATGCAAAAATGGGAATGTTTACAGTAGCTATTGGAGCTATATGTAATATTATTTTAGATCCAATTTTTATCTTTCAATTTTCAATGGGGGTTAAAGGAGCAGCATTGGCAACAATAATTTCACAAGGAATTTCATCTGTATGGGTGGTTTATTTTTTAATTAGTAAAAGAAGTACATTAAAAATTAAGTTAAAGAATTTAAAACCAGATCGAAAAGTAATTGTGCCTTGTTTAGCTTTAGGTCTTTCACCATTTATTATGCAATTTACTGAAAGTGTAATTTCTGTTTGTTTTAATACATCATTACTAAAATATGGTGGTGATATTGCAGTAGGATCAATGACAATTCTTACTAGTGTAATGCAATTTTCAATGTTACCTTTACAAGGGTTGACACAAGGATCACAACCA